AAATGATCCTTATTATTTTACAAAAGAAGATGGATTATATGTGTCCGATTCTGGTAGCTTTGATAAAGATACTGCTTATGAAAAGTTTTTATTCTTAGCACAGGGCGGATCTTTAACTCCAAAAACAGAAGTTCTTAATGAAATTATTTTAGAATCTAAAGATTAAAAAATGAATACATTACGCGAGCTTTCAAATCTTAGAGATCAGGTTAGTTATTACGAATGGTTATTTGATATAAGTGATCGTACAAATGCTAAAACAAGATACGAACTATTAAAAAATGCCCGTAAAACTCTAAAGGAATTTAAGGCAATATATTACCCTCATTTATTGCAACAACCTAAAAATCCATTTCCTAAAGAGCCTTTTATCCCAATGTCTGAATGGACAGAAAAATTTGAAGAATACGGGGATATGTATTAGATTTATAAACCTAAAAAAAACCTATGAAATTAGTAAAAATTCAGGCGGAATTAAAAGCGCCTAAAAATCAAGTAAATTCCTTTGGCAAATATAAATACCGAAGCGCAGAGGATATAATCGAAGCCGTAAAGCCAATACTTTACAAATATGAAACCGCTCTTCTAATTAGTGATGAAGTAGTACAAGTAGCAGATCGCATTTATATTAAGGCAACCGCTATGCTAATAGATGAAACTAATCAAGAAATACCTGTAAAGGTTTGCGGTTGGGCGCGAGAAGAAGAAATAAAAAAAGGAATGGACGCGGCACAGATTACAGGATCAGCAAGTTCGTACGCCCGTAAATATGCCTTAAACGGATTATTTGCAATAGATGATACTAAGGATGCGGATGCTACCAATGATCATAAGGACGACATAGGCGAAGAAAAAAGAATGAAACTGATAACCCTTTTAGAGAATACTATTTGGGATGAAAAGTTAAAAAGTCAGCAAGCCACAAAGATCAGCGCGTATACTACGAACGATCAATATGAAAAAGCCTTAAAAATCCTATTAGCTAACCAAATTAAGTAATATGCAAGAAACTTATCAAGACTTAGAGAAAGGGATGCAAAACCTTTTACCTATGGAAAGACAAATGCTTCTGGCAAAAATATATCATTATGCTTGGTATAATAAGGAAGCATACGAACAATTGATTACATTTGTAAACCATTGGGAAAAACATTCGGAATTTAAAGCAATATTTTTTAAACAGGATTCAGTAGAATCCACAAACCAAATATAAAATGTCAGAAGTAAAACAATCGTTTGGCGCTTGGAAAAACAAGACAAAAGACGGAAAAGAAGTAATTAAATTTACAATTAATGGGCAGCGTTACAATATGTGGGTTAATTCCTACAAGGATAAATCTTCTCAACCAGATTATAAAATCTATGAAGATAATTATCAAATGCCTACTGAAAATAAATTAACAAATGAAGATTTAGAATTTTAATTATGGAGTATAACAATATAATACAATGTTATAAAGATCAATTACAAAGTTTACGAATGTTTCATAAAGAATTAGTAAAAGCTAATTTGATTACAGACGAACTTGCAATTGGATCAATGTCTACAAGTATACTCCCGCATAGATTAGTTGAATTAGTTGAGGATGTGTTTGATACAAATATTCAGATTAAGAACCGAAGTCAAAGCGTAATATTTGGACGTAAAGCGGCTGCTTATATCCTGAAAAAATATACTCAATTATCCTTAAATGAAATAGCTAAATATATTGGGGTTGGAGATCATACAACGGCTATTTATAACATAAAAACGGCAGAAAACCTAATGCAAACCGAGCAATGGTATAAAGAAAAAGTTGATGAAATTGAAAAAGAAATAGAAAATTTTAGTAATTTCATAAAAGAATAAACAAGCGTTATGGTACAACGCAGTACAAATATATTGGATCAAGGGCAAGCAGGTAGTACCATTACCTGTGAGCCTGCGATCCTTTTTTAATTTATGTCAAAAGATCCAGCGGTGCTATTTTATACAAGTGATTTTTTAAGTGGAACATTTACAATGACAGACGAGCAAGTCGGTAAATATATTAGATTGCTATGTCTACAACACCAGAAAGGTAAGCTAACAGAAAAGGATATGCTAAGCATATGCAAAGCATATGATTCTGAAATATGGGACAAGTTCGATCAAATAGATGGGTTTTTTATTAATGATCGGATGTATAATGAATCAATTAGGAGGTCAAAATTTACAGAAAGTAGGCGTAATAATGCAAAATCAGCTAAAAATGATAGCATAAGCGAAGCACTTGCTAAGCATATGCCTATGCATATGGAAACTGAAACTGAAAATATAACTATAAATAAAAAAGAATTATTTATAAATAATATGCAACCTTTTGTAACTTTATTGGGCGGATCATATCAGGAATTCATAGATTATTGGACGGAACCATCAAAAAGTGGTAAATTACGCTATGAAGCCCAAAAGTTTTTTGATATTAAACGCCGTGTAAATACTTGGCTACAAAATAAAAACAAATATGGAAATTCAAAAAATACTGACTCAACCGCTGCAAGCAGGAAACGAATGGAAGACCTTGCCAATTGGGTTAATAGAGCGTGATGATTTACCAATAATTGAAGCCTTTAAGGGGGATAAATTAAACCTTATTAGCCCTGTAACATTACGCGAGAATTTAGCGTATATATTTACACTCATTGGGCTTACACGCCTTCCCGATGTCGTAGAATTAGAAGTAATTGAGGATTATATACGAACTACATATCCTTTTTTTACTATTCAGGAAATGAGAATAGCTTTTAAAATGGCGGTGCAAGGTAAATTTGATTGCAATATTGAACACTACGAAAAGTTTAGCCCTAAATATATTTCTGGAATTATGAATGCCTATAAAGCAAAAGCTAATCAAGTCAGAAAGAATATACCGCCGCCTCCCGATCCACCCGCTAAGCAATTAACAGATGAGGAAATAGTAGAGTTCACTAAAAACGATTGGTTAAATGGGAAGCGAGAAGATTTTAATAGAGTATTTAATGCTGATAAAGTTTTTAAAATACTATTAAAACAAGGGAAACTAACCTTTACACAGGATCAGATATTAGAAACAATAAAGGTAGTAACAGAAGATAATCTATACAGATTAAATAAGATGCATCCATTAGACGCAAAAAAGTTTAGTAAAGAAATTAAAAACGAGGATTTTATTGAATTACAATGTAAAAAATTAGCATTAGTTAAATATTTTGAAAATCTATCAAATTAAATATACTCATTACGGAACTATAAAGTATTGTTATACAGATAACTTTACAGACTTCTATCCTTCCTATCTTGATGTAAAAACAAAAGAAAATAGACTTAAATTTAAAAAAGAATTTTACGATAAAGTATGGACATATCGGCAAACGACCTAACTAAATGGGCAAAAAAAAATTTAGAATATGCGGGTTATAGGCTTAATAGGGTAAATAATATTCCATATGGGAAGCGTAAAGGAACAATACAAAAAGGATGGGCAGACCTGCAAGGATATAGTAGCGAGGGTAAATATACGGCGGTCGAGATTAAAAAAATAGGGGACAAATTAAGTCAAGAACAAAAGGATCGATTAAAAGATATTTATGAATGTGGGGGAATAGTGTATATTTGTACGGAAATAGATACTAAGCCAACATTGGTAGAATGGTCAAAAATGAAATTTTAACACAATATTGGGCTTCGAAAGAGGTCAATGATGCATTTGAAAAAATGCAGCCAGAAGAATTGCGTTATGATTTAAAGGCAGAAGTTTTTTTAGTCCTTTGTGAAATGGATGATGAGAAGTTAATCGGGATGTTTGAAAGGAATGAATTAAAGTTTTATATTGTACGAATTATGCTAAATATGATTAAGAGTGATCGAAGTAGTTTTTATAAAAATTATAGGAATCATACAGAATTCGTAAATGTAGATAAAGACTTTGAGTTAATCAATTATGATAAAATGGATTTAGTTGATAAACTTGAACAGAACTTAGAAGGATTACATTGGTATAATAAGGAGATATTAAAACTTTACGCAATTGACTTTAAAAAGAATGCAAAAGAATTAAGCCGTAAAACAGGAATCCCGTATATGTCAATAGTAAGAACTATAAATAAAACCAAAAAACAAATGAAAACAAATATTAGAAAATGATTTTATCAATTACAACTGCTATCTGTGCATCATTATTTTTTACTGAAATTCATAACCTTCACTATAAATGGAGAATCAATTTCAAGCCCTTTAATTGCGGAAGTTGTTTGGCTGCGTGGATTGCACCAATACACTATTTCCTACCTGAATTAATCCAGAACATAATATCAACAATGTTTATAGCAGGATTTTTAGCACCAATAATAACTAAATTAATGTGGAACTATTTATGGAAATAATACAAGAACATAGAGATTTTTTAAATGCTAATATAGGAAACTATGAAAGCGCAAAGAATGGCTATATTAGAAATCTTGAATTGAATGAATTAAAAATGTATGAGCATATTTATAGATCATATTTAGATCCAAACTTTTTACTTTCAGTATGGTGCGGAGCTTGTAAGTTTGATATGATTATGAGATTATATAAATGGTTTGAAAATCAAAATGAGCAAGAAACTTTAAATACCTTTTTTTTTAATCAAGAAGAACCGAAGAAACGCGGGCGTAAACCAAAATTAAATGGCTAATTTTATACATCCAACCGCAATAATTGGAGATAATGTTATTTTAGGCGACAATAATTATATTGGCGCTTATTGCATTATAGGAGATCCTGCCGAACATAAAAAATATTGGGGACAACCAAAAGGGGAGGTTGTTATAGGTAATGGCAATATGATAACAGGATTAGTAACTATTGACGCGGGTACTGAAGTACAAACAATAATTAAAGATAATTGCTTTATTATGAAGCACGCGCATATAGGACACGATTGTATTATTTATGATAATGTTACAATTAGTTGCGGCGCTAAAATTGGAGGTCATTCAATAATTTATAGTTATTCAAACATAGGACTAAATGCAGTATTGCATCAATTTTCTATTATAAATGAAGGTTGTATGATTGGAGCAAGTGCATTTTTTAAAGGTTGGTCAGAAGAATTTAGTAAATACGCGGGAGTACCTGCAAGAAAAATAGGAACAAATGAATATAGCCGTAATCTTATTAACCCTAAATAGAAATGATTTAACAAAGCGAGTGATTGATCAGAATTTTAAAAATTCAGGATATAATGCCGATTGTTTTTTAGTAGACAATGGGAGCGATCAAATACCATATGATTTATACAATTGGACGAATTGCAATGTCGCAAATAAAAGAGGCATAGGCGCGGGAGTAAATGCAGGATTAAGAATGACAAGAGGATATGATGGCGTTTGTATTTTGGCAAATGATATACTATTACCTACCAATTGGCTACAAAATTGGGTTATGTTTGCGCAACGTGTGTCAAAAACAGGGATTATTGGTATACATTGTGTTGAGCATTTGCCTCCATTAGTAGACGGGATTCATAAAACACATACGCCTTTTGGAGATAATTTTTTAACGAGGGAATTAATTGATACAATCGGAGGGTACAATACAGAATACGATCCATATGGTATGCAGGACAGGGATTATGCAGAAAGAGCTACCCTTGCTGGTTTTACTAATTACTATATTCCAGATCTAAGAAGCGAACATATAGGACACGATGTAGGGAACGGAACAGAATACAGGGCAATGAAAGACGAAAGCCTACAAAGAGCGCAAGCAGTTTGGGAAAAATACCAACCAATATACCATACAGAAAAAAAACTTAGATGCGAATTTTAGCAATTACGAGCAAGACGAGCGGAGTTGGTTATCATAGGATCATAATGCCAATAGTCAATATGCAAAAAGATTATTGTCTAATGACTGATACAATAAGCGAGGAAACATTTGAAGGTAACTATGATATAGTAGTAATGAATAGGATGCTTGCTAATATAACGCCAGATCAAATGATCGAATGGCGCAAAAAGTATGGATTTAAATTGGTAGTAGATAATGATGACTATTGGCAACTTGATGCATCTCATATACTTTACGAGAGATATGTTTTAAATAATGTTACCGAACAGATATTAAGTTGGATCAGAATAGCAGATCTTTGTACTTGCACTCACGAAAGGTTATCAGAGGAAATATATCAATATAATCAGAATGTAGAAATATTGCCTAATGCTATTCCATACGGGGAAGAACAATTTGTTTTAGATAAAAAGCCTTCTGATCTTGTTAGGTTATTTTGGTCAGGATCAGGAACGCACGGGAAGGATTTAGAAATATTACGCAATCCAATGAAGCGAATTAACTTTCCTGTAAGAACAATTATAGCAGGATACAATGAAACAGAGAAGCCAATTTGGGACGGGATGATTGGCGCTTTTACAAATGGGTTAAAATTAAATCCTACGATTTATAACTATAATCAGGTTACGGAATATATGGCGGCTTATTGTGATTCAGATATTTCCCTCATTCCTTTAATAGATTCTAAGTTCAATTCGATGAAATCTAATTTAAAAGTATTAGAAACGGCATCCAAGAAAAACCCCGCAATTGTCAGTAACGTACATCCTTATAAAGGTTTTTATCCCGCTTGCCACGTCAATAGCCAGAAAGATTGGTATTATTGGATCAAGTTATTAGTCAGAGATAAGGATGCCCGTGCATATTACGGGGACGCGCTTTATGATTATTGCAATAAGAACTTTAACTTACACGAAGTAAATAAGCAGCGCTTTGCTATTTATAGTAAATTGATAGACAATGCCAGTTATTAAATGTTCAAACGGGAAATATAGAATAGGATCAGGTGCTTGTATATATGATACAGAGGAAAAGGCGCAAAGTGTTTGGGCTGCAATCCGCGTATCTATGGCAGATAGCTATAATGATTACCCACAAGCCGCAAGAGTAAACGCGCAAAGAGCAATAAATATAAGAGATCAATATGATCGTAAATGTGGCACGCCTGTTGGTTGGGCGCGCGCTAATCAATTAGCTAAGGGCGAAAATATTACAAGGGATACTATTGCGAGGATGGCATCATTCGAAAGACATAGAGAGAATAGCAAAGGCGATCCTAAAAAAGATTGCGGTGCGCTTATGTGGTTAGCTTGGGGAGGGGATGAAGGAGTAGCTTGGGCGCAAAGGAAACTTGAACAAATCGATAATGAAAAAGCACGTTAAAATATATTTTGATTATTTTGGTTATGGAATAGAAGATTTTATACCCTGTGAGGTTTGCGGAAGTAAAGCAGTAGATATTCATCACATACACAGGAGAGGGATGGGGGGAAGCGTAGGTTCGGACAAAATTCAAAATATTATGGCGGTTTGTAGAACTTGTCATATTGAATACGGGGATAAGACAAGATATTTCGAGTTATTAGTACAAGCGCATAAAAAAAAATTAGATGGCAAAAGTTAAAAGTGATTCAAGAAAGGTTACCTTTGGTAAAAGGAAATGCGGACACGCTAAAAAATCCTATAATAAACATAGCCCTAAACCAAAAATGTATAGAGGTCAGGGCAGGTAAATAAAAAACCTATGATAAAAAAAGTAAAAATTACGGATGTAAAACCTAATCCTAATAACCCGCGTTTAATTAAAGATGATAAATTTAAAAAACTTGTAAAATCAATACAGGATTTCCCAGATATGTTAAACGTTCGACCTATTGTAGTTAATCAAGATATGGTCGTGCTTGGTGGCAATATGCGACTAAAGGCAATTAAGGAAGCAGGTTATAAAGATATAGCCGTGCAAATAGTAGATTGGTCAGAGGATCAGCAAAAGGAATTCATAGTAAAAGATAATGCGAGTTTTGGGGAGTGGGATTGGGATGATCTTGCTAATAATTGGGATGAAGAACAATTAGTAGAATGGGGAGTAGATACTTGGGTAAATAAAGGCAATGATGATCTATTAGAATTAGACGCTAAAATAGAGGAAGAAAGTACAAATATCCCAAAAATTACAGATGAAGGCTATTCATTATTTGAAATAGTTATGTTACACGAAAATAAAATACATTTGTTTGATGTTTTAAACAAAGTAAAAAAAGAGTTTTTATTTGATAAAACAGAGGACGCCCTAATGGAAATAATCAGAGTATACGAAAATAAAAATTAAATATATGAGGCAAGAAAATAGCGCATTTATTAGTTTTGGTAAGGCTAATAGTGGTTTAATCTTTGATGATTCAGAAAATTCAGTTTATCCAATTAGATACTACAATGTTATCAATGGATCTGGCGTTACTTTAAATCCTGAAAATTCTTATTACGGATTTGTATATAATGGCAATGTAACAATTAATAGAAAATGGCTATCCTCATTAGAATTAAATAAAGATATGTATTTCAGTCTATCAGGCGATTTTACATTTTCTACAAATAGCTTAGGTAGTTGTATACTTATCGAGGTATTAGATAAAGCATACTACAAAGAAAGTAACTTTAAGGCATACGCAACATTTGGCGGTCCTATCGAAGATAAAGGAAGGCTAAAATATATAGATGGTTGCACAGATAGTTTATTGATCAGTCCTGTAAAGAAAGGGCAGCCTTGTTTAAATCATTTACATTTCCCTGATAATATTAATCAAACGCAGCATACGCATCCAACGCATAGGATCGGAATAGTAGCTTCTGGATATGGCGAATGTATTACTCCGTTTGGTAACTTGCCTTTATCCCCTGAAATGATATTTGTGATTAAATCTTGGGATGGAGTTTTATATGATAAAGGATTAGATGGCGAAATGTATCCAATAGGGCAACACGCTTTCCTAACATTTACAGAGCCTATGAATGTTATTGCGTTTCATCCTGATAGCGACTTCGGTCCTGAAGATGAGTTTCATCCAATGATTAATAGAACTATTGTAGATGGAATTTCGGCTAATAAACTTAAAGATATAATGACAAAGTAATGAGCAAAATTAGAAAAAAGAACTATCAGGAAGATAACGTATTACAGGCTGCTATAAATAGAATGAGATATTTATATGATAGCTTTGATAATGTAGAGATTGGATTTTCGGGCGGAAAGGATAGTACGGTTATTTTAAATATTGCTCTTATGGTTGCTAAAGAAAAAGGCAAGTTACCTGTAATTGCTAATTTCTATGATGAGGAGGCAATCCATCCTACTACGATCGAATATGTAGAAAGGGTAAAGGCTAATCCTGATATTAAATTAAATTGGTTTTGTTTAGAGTTTAAACATAGAAACGCATCATCAAATGAAGAGCCTTATTGGTATACTTGGGATAAGAATAAAAAACATTTATGGGTTCGGGATATGCCAGAAGGAGCAATCACAGAACATAGCAAGTTCTATAAAGGTTTATCATTTCAGGAATTTACTTCTCTAAGAGCAGACAAGTCTAAAGGGACAACGGTTGATGTAACGGGAGTGAGAACACAGGAAAGTCTAAGAAGATTTCAGGCAGTAGCTACTAAAGTAAATGATAATTACATTTCAAGGAAAGGGCATTTTTCTATTGCGCATCCAATATATGATTGGAGCAGTCAGGACGTTTGGAAATTAGTACACGAATGGAATATAGATTATAATAAGACTTATGATATTTTCAATAAAACAAAATTAAGTAATAAGTTTTTGACGCAAAGAGTTTGCCCGCCATTTGGAGAAGAACCTTTAAGAGGTTTATGGATCTATGCAGAATGTTTCCCTGAATTATGGCACAAAATGTTAAATAGAGTAGAGGGCGTTGCGACCGCTTGGCGTTATGCTAATACAGAACTATATGGCGTTGGCGGGATCGAAAAGCCAGAAGATTTATCTTGGAAAGAATATTTAAAATATATAGTAGACACATATTCAGGAAACGAAAAGAATTATGTGATCGAGAATATAAACAGATATATAAGCTATCATAAAGAAAGATCAAGAGTATCAATTGATGATACAGAGGCATCCCCTTTGACGGGCATATCGTATAGATGGCTTTGTAAGATTGCGCATAAAGGAGATTTCAAAGGAAGGCAAAAAGCTGATAATGAAAGAACCGCCGCAATGAAAAAAGAAAATCTGACACAGGACGAAGCAGTAATAAAGTACGGAACAGAAAAATATAAAAAAGAATACTTTAAAAAATGATCGATCAATTGCCTTCAGTAACCAGAATACTTTCGGCAACTAAACCGCAAGAGGATATTGATGCCTTAGAAAGATGGCGCAAAAGGATTGGATATGAAGAAGCGGAAAGAATTAGTAAGGCAGCATTAGAAAGAGGCAAGATGTATGATAACTTTGTAGAGGATTATGCTAATGGTATAGATATTCCTCACCAGAAATTAAAAGAGCATTTAAGCCAATTCGAAATAATATCAAGAGAGCAAACGATATATAGCAATGAATATGGATATAAAGGAAGATATGATTGTATCTTTGCAAAAAATGGGATATTAATCCTGAATGACTTTAAAGGATCAGGCAAAAAGAAGTCAAGGGAATATCTAAAAGACTACCCTTTACAGATAGCAGCATATATAAAAGCAATAGAGGAAACGGGAGCGGTTATCAATTGGGGGATGATTTCAGTAATATTGTCAGATCAGATACAGACATTTGTATTTGATCATTGCGAAATAGAAAAATATTTTAGAGAATTTATTAAAAGACTAAAAAAATATAATGATGCAAAAAATGCCGATTTCTAACGTAGTATGGTTAGACAGGAAAGAATTATCTCCAAATTTATATAACCCTAATAAGGTAGCGCCTCCAGAAATGGCTTTGCTGAAACAGAGCATATTACAGGACGGATGGTTATTCCCTATCATAGTATTTGATAAGACTATCAATATAAATGGCTTAACAGATAATAATGATCTAAATAAATATACGATCATAGACGGATTCCATAGATATACGATTAGCGGAGAGAAAGAAATATATCAGATGACAGACGGGAAAGTTCCTGTCGTTATCCTTAATCCTGAAAATCCATTAGCTACAACCGTGAGAATGAATAGAGCAAAAGGAACGCACGCCGTACTAAAAATGGGGGACATTGTAAAGAACCAAATAGACAATGGCAAGCCGATCAGCGAAATTATGCAGGAGTTCGGAATGGAGAAAGAGGAAGTGATTAGATTAGCAAACAGAATGGGTATTCATAAGACAGATATTATAATCGATACAGATTGGTCTAATTCTTGGATACCCCAATAACAGAACAATAACAGAATGAGCAAAGAGCATTTAATACCATTTGTGAAAGGTCAGTCAGGTAACCCGAACGGACGCCCGCGCAAATATGTAAGCCTACTGAAAGAGCAAGGTTATAAACTAAGCGAAATAAACGATACGATCCAAGTAATGATGTCAATGGATATAGACGAATTAAAATCGGTATACGATAATCCAAAAGCTACTATACTTGAAAAGACTATTGCCAATGCTATGAATAAGAGTTTAAGCAAGGGCAGCCTTTATAGCTTAGATACGTTACTCACGCGCGTATATGGAAAGCCTAAAGAACAAATGGATATACAACAAGATTCGAGAATAGAGGTCGTATTTGTAGAAGGCAAAACAATCCTATAATGAGAATAGAGTTACCCAAGCCACATATAAACCAACAAAAGATATTAGAATGCGAAAAGCGTTTTATTGTCGTTATGTGCGGACGCCGTTTCGGCAAATCAGAACTATCACAAATATTTTCAATTAGCGAAGCGATTAAGGGCGGGCAAGTGGCATACATTACGCCTACCTATAAATTGGCAAAGGCATTCTTTGAAAGGCTAACGGCTTCGCTCCCGTTTAAAAATAATATCAGCAACTTAAAAATCTATTGCCCTAATAATGGATCTATTGAATTTTTCACGGGGGAACGATTAGATAATTTGCGCGGTCGAAAGTTTCATTTAGTAATCATAGACGAGGCGGCATTTATCCCGAACTTAGAGGATGGTTGGAATAATAGTATTCGCCCTACCCTTACCGATTATCAGGGTAAAGCCGTATTCCTTTCCACGCCCAGAGGTAAAAACTTTTTCTACTCTATGTTTATGAAACAGGGCGAGAATGATTGGCAGAGTTTTAAATTTAGCACATACGATAACCCGTACATTAATCATAAGGAAATAGAGGACGCTAAGATCCAATTGCCTAATGTAGTGTTCGAGCAGGAATACCTTGCAAATCCATCCGAGAATAGCGCCAACCCGTTCGGTAATACATTTATACGAAATTGCATCAAACCAATATCAGGGCAGCCAATTGTATGTTACGGGATAGACCTTGCCAAGTCGGTAGACTTCACGGTTATCATAGGGCTTGATAAAAGCGGAAACGTGGCTTATTTTGACCGCTTCCAGATGGATTGGCATAATACTAAAGAAACGATTAAAAGGCTTCCTATTGCGCCTATATTAGCAGATAGCACGGGCGTAGGCGATCCTATCCTTGAGGATTTGATCAGGGACGGGGTAAATATACAGGGCTTAAAGTTCACAAATCAGTCAAAGCAGCAACTTATGGAGGGATTAGCACAGGCAATACAACAGACGCGCATAGGCTATCCCGATGGCGTAATAGTGGACGAATTAGACATATTTGAGTATCAATTCACTTCGAGTGGCGTTCGGTACTCCGCGCCTTCAGGATTCCACGATGATTGCGTAATGGCGCTTGCGTTGGCGTGGCAAAATTTAGATCTAAAAAAGGGATCAGGGCGCTATGCTTTCGCCTAATTACATAACTGATTGATTTCCAATAATATAGGCATTTTAACAATTTTTTAACAAAAAAAGTACCCCTGAATGTGTAAAATATGAGGAAAGGGTGTATATTTGTGTAACAAAACCAAAAAAGCTATGAAAAAAATTAAAATCACTTTCGGTACAGGTAACGATGCAATGATACATAACATTGACGTAAATAATCCTGATGAGTTGCACAACTATTTAGTAGACCTGAAAAATGCAGGTTGGGATCTTACACAAATAACTTCAATCGTTGGAGGTTGGACATTTTAAAATCTATTAAAAAAAAACTTATGAAAACAAACACACAAAGAGTAAAAGAAATTAGAAACGGATTAAAAAACGCGCTACCTGCTTACAAGTTTTCAGTAACTAAAAGACATTGGAACGGCGTTAGTATCGTGATCCTATCAGGACCAGCAAAATTAACCGAGAAAGATTACGAGCAAGTAAATGTTTACTATATTGACGAGCAGCCAGAAGGAGTTAAAAAGAATGTTTTAAACGTAGTGAACACAATAGCGAGCGAAGGAGTTACATACAGAGAAACGGGCGATTACGGAACGCAGCCTGATTTTTATGTAAATATTAGAATAGGAGATTTCGGTAAACCATATATTCATAACTAATCCCCCGCAGGGGTGCGACTGCAAAACGCACAATTTTAAATCTACAACTATGGCAAACAGACTAAAAACAAAAGAAGAAAAACAATTAGAACATTACGCTAAAATGCAAAAGGAATACGAGAAAGATTCCTTAGGTATGGTTTGGTTCTTTATCATTATTGGAGGTGCTTTATTATTAACTGCTTTAATCGAAAATCTATAACTATGCCTTATTCAACTTGTTGCGGAGCGTATACCGATTTTTGGGAAATAGACATTTGTCCAGATTGCTTAGAACATTGCGATTGGGAAGAAGAAGATGAAGAAGAAGTAACAGAGGACGAAAAAATAGAAAACCAAATTGATCAAGCTAAAATTGATAAAAATGAGTAAATACTATGAACTTAAACAGACTACCCTAATGGAGTTAGAAATAGAAGGTTTGATTGAAAAAATTAAACAACTTGAAATTAGTTTAGGTATTAAAGAATTGGAAATAAAACAATTAAAAATGCGTATATTAGCAATGTCAGATATTAATCAATAACATTGTCCCCGTCCAATTCAACAATCAATTATAAACAGGGGTGTTTAGGTTATGTAACGGGCGGGGATATTTTAAATTTTAATATGATAAAGAATTTTGAAAATATAACAAAAGAGATGACACAGGACGAGAAAAAACTTGTTCCTTTGATCATACGCGGATTGAGTACAAGGACGAAAGAAAACCCTATAAAGGGCGCGGAAATAGTAAGCGCGATCAATAGCCAGAAAGATAAATATGGGATTAAAGTATTCAGCGAGCCACGTCTTAGAAAGATAATTAATTTTATCAGGACAGAAAGTATCCTTCCTTTGATGGGTACGTCAAACGGCTATTATTGCACAAACGATCGGGATGAATTAATAGGTCAAATAGAAAGCCTGATACAAAGATCAGGCGCTATATTATCAAGCGCTAACGGATTAAAAAAATTCCTATGAAACAATTAATTGAACTTCGGGATTGGGTGGATCAGCAATGCAAGACAGGGCAGCCATTTACTTGCGCGGACATATTGAATAAGATTGACGAAATTTTAGAATCAGACGAGGATATTCAAGAACTTTTTGTAACTTCGGCATATGAAATGGAATGAATTAACCCTATGGCAATATCAGCAATTGATGCCAACAATTACTAATCCTGATAAGGATTGGACTGAATTAGATGCAGAGGTAAAAAGACTTTGCATAGTAACGGGATTAACAGAGCATCAAATAGATAGCCTTTCGCTAACTGCATTAAACGAATTAAGAAAAGAATTAGAATTTTTAGACGAGCCTATCGAAGGTAAGCCTGTCAATTATATAGAATTAAATAAAAAGCGTTACAGGATCAATTACGATATTAAGAATATGCCTTCGGCAAGATATATAGAAAGCAAAGTATTTAGCAAAGATACACTACCAAATTTACATAAGATAGCCGCGTCAATGGTAATACCCCAGAAACGTAATTGGTATGGCAAATGGGTAGATGATGTTTATGATGCGAGCAAGCACGAAGAATACGCCGCCGATATGCAAGAGGCTAATTTTGTGGATATATATCATTCCCTTGTTTTTTTTTATCAAGTCTACAAAAATTGGATCGAAATTTCAAAGGATTATATGATGGAGGCGATGAAGCAGATGGGGATGACAGGCAGCCAAGCGGATATAATGGCGCATCTTTTATCAATATCTACGGATGGCATTATACCTGTTACCTTATTGCCGCCCAAGAAAATATCAGAGTTAAAGAGGTCTTTGAAATGAAGACAATAGAGTTCCTGAATGCAATGGCGTATATGAAAGCAAAAAATGCGTATGATCGTGAGGAAATGAAAAGATTAAATAAGTAGATTGGTTTTGACATAAGCGATCCCCTGCTATTTCTATGGCGGGGGTTTTTTGTGCGGTATTATGAATCGGTTTAGCTATTTAAAGATATGAGTGAAGCAAAAGCGCAAGCACAGGCATTTAGGGACGGGTTTTTACAATCTATTGGAGAATCATATGATAAGATAGATCCAACGGAATACCCTGTCGCAGAGCAAATGTTTCTCTATTATGGAAAGATGTTCAATGATGCCGTTGCTAAAAATCTAAAAGCAAGCGGATCGATTGGATCAGGAAAAATAGCAGAATTAGCCGTTCCTGTCGTAAATAAGTTTGGGAATAATTACGAAATGTATTTGGGTTATAAAAAAGATAACCCCGCTTCGGTTTATTATAAGTTTGTAAATAAAGGAGTTAAAGGATATGGAGGTATAAACGCTAATCCTAAAAAGGTTAAATCAGATAGCCCGTATAAATATAAAACTCCGTTCCCAAATGAGAAGATGGCGAAGTCAATAATGGAATGGTATAAATTAGGCAAAGCAAAGGCAAGAACAGATACACAAAAAAAAGATCTAACGGCAGAACAAACTAAAAATAAAAGATTAAAAAAAGTTGCATCTAAGCCTTTGACATTAATGCAGGTAGCATATAGAACGGCTGCTGCTATTAAAAGAGATGGTTTAAAGACTACTTCATTTTTTGACAATGCTATAAAGTCAGTATTTAATAAAGACTTTTACGCTGCAATGGCAACGGCTTTCGGTGGGGATGTTCAAATACAAATTAGACAAATAGGAAATAAAATGGAAAATAATGGCTATAACAATAAATAGTGTTCCCGCAACATATCCAAGTATGCACGAGGATCTATGGTTCGTTGCATCTTCTACTAATGTAGGGGTTACAAATTTTAAGTTCGTTTATGATGTTTATATAGACGGCACACAAGTAAGCAGAAATAAAATATATCCTTCGCCAAGTGCGGAAGGTAGCTATGGAGTTTTTAACGCATCCCCAATGGTGCGCGCATATGTAACTAATTACTTTGAGCCTTCTGGTAGCAGCGTATTAGTTGCATCAAATAATAAAATAAAGGTAGATTATCAGGTGCGAATAGGAGAGGAGGTAAGCGGTGCGGTCGTTGCTAATTTAGCAAGCGGATCTTATTCAGCATACAATTACTATTCTCCTTTATTCGGCGATATATTTACAGAGAATGGAAATATTCCTTTGGTGCTATCTAATTACTATGATAATTTATTGATCGAGAATTATACAGATGATTGGTTAAGCGATAGAGATAATAATGATATTACAATAGAATATGGCGATCAATTTTTTATTACATTCTTAAAGATAACAGGCGGATCGTATAAACTTTGGGTACAGCCTACTAATGAGGACGGGACATTCGGAACGGCGGTTAGTGGCACTATTACAATGACAGGCGAATTTAATTTATTTAATTTTCAGGCGGCGGCTATTAATACTTGGGCAGGATCTACAATAATAACAGAACAAACCTATGGATATAATGTATATATTACGCTTGGAGCAGCCGTTACAAGGATATTACGATTTAGACAAATATGTAACCCTAAGTATAGACAATATAACTTACACTTCCTTAATAGACTTGGGGGGTACGATACAATGGCATTCAGGCTTGTCAATAGGAGAAGATCTGAATTTCAAAGATCTTCATACAGGCGCAATCCTTATCAATTATCAAATGGTCAAATGACAAATATAGATAACTACAATAAGTATAATGAAAGTACTTATAATTTTGCTATTCAACATTCTGACTATTATAATCTAACTGCTGATTGGCTTAATGATCAAGATTATTCTTGGCTTGCTCAATTAGTAGCTTCTCCTATTGTATATATGGAAGTGCAAGGAGCTTTCTTCCCTATAACAATTAGAAATACAAACTATCAATACAAGTATCAAATAGCAGATGGATTATTCAATTTTGATTTAGAAATACAAGTAGGTAAATTTTTAAATAGCCAATATAGATAATGATAAGAACGGAAATATATATTGAGG